GTTGGTAAATAGCTCTGGAATGCAGCCTTCGTCTGTGGCGGAAGGTTATCTACTTCCTTCTGCAGCGCGGGGTCAATAGTTCCAGCCGCCTGTTGCTGGGAGTACTCTGTTGCCAGCGTGCGCGCCCGACCGTCATTTAGCTGGCTCATTTGCTCAGGTGTATATTGCCATCCTGGCGGGGTAGTAGTGGACGACGGCTGAGGCTGAGAAGGCCCTGAACCTTGAGCAACTGGCAGTGTTACTCCTGCAGCAGTGCCTGGTGCTGGAACAGGTGCTGGAACAGCAGGCGCGCCTGACTGTTGCTGCGGTACTTCTCCAGGTGGAAAGACTCCAGCCTTTCGCAACTGCTGTCCTACAGTGATCGGTACTGGATTGCCGTTTGCGTCTTCTGGCCATTGGTCTTTCGGCACCCGTTGCCTGTCTAGAGTAGCCCAATCCAATTCTGCAGCAGTACGAAGCTGGCCTGGTATGATAGTTTTCTCGTATTGCCCGGGTGCAGTCTGTGTTATCATAGTACCAGTACCTGCATCAATCTGTGGTACAACCTGCTGATAGCCGCCATACTTCGAAGCAGCGATAAATCCACCGCCTGCTGCCCTGTTAGCCAGCGGCGTTGTCTTCTTACCAATCTGCTCTGCTATATACTTAGCTCCTGCCTCTGGGTCCATTGCACCGACAAACGCAAGCTCATCTGGTGACATACCAAATCGCCAGCCCTTCATGAAGTTGGACGATGTAGTGGGCGCTGGACCTGTTAGTGGACCCTGCGCTGTTCCACTGGTTGGCGGCGGAGCCCCTGGCGCACTGCTATAGGTCTGCGTCGAGCCGCCTATCGGGCCGCCAGAGGCAGCAGGTGGCGCGCCTGGGACTGTTTCGCCAGACTTACCAGCACTCGTAACCAACGGCGTCCCCTGCGTAGAAACGCCCATGCCAGTTGGCGTAGCGCTTGGTTCCTCCGGAGCTGTGAGCTGCTGCATCGCCGCCGTGAACATCTGCCGCTGTGGATTCTTCAGCACCTGATCCCAGACCTTGGGATCGCCAGTCTTGGCATACAGGTCCGCCGAGGCCTTGGCCATGTCTAGCGCAGAGGGCTTGTATTCTGGCTTCCACTGCCCCTCAAAGCCTTCACCAACTAGGTTGGTTGTTGGCTGGACCCAATCGCCAATCTCCCACTTTCCTGGCGTTGGGGTAGTCGCCTTGACGTAATCCTGTCCCGCCTGCTGCATACTCTGCTGATAATCAGTCAGATTCTGCTTCATCTGGGCTTGGTTCTGCTGCATCATCTGCGCGCCCAGCATAGCCTCCATCCCTCCACCAAAGAGGTTGAAGTTGGGCTGGACCCTGGCATAGGGTCCACTTCCAATGCTGGTAAACGAAGGACCTTGGGTGTTCTGCAGCCCTTTGAGGATCAGCTGGCTAGCTAGATCCTGATTAGCTTTCTGCTGCAGAATCTGTTGCTGAATCTCATAGGGAGTTGCCATTCTACGCTCCAAGCATGTTCACAGCCGCGTTGCCCGCAGCTCCACCAGTTATCTTATCCAACACATCCGCGCCCGCTCCAAAGAGATTGGACAGCTTCTGCTTGGGGTCCATCCCCATCGCGCCCATCATGCCCATAGTTTGGGCAGCTATTCCTAGGGGATTCGGTCTTCCCCCAGCCATGGGTTGCTGGCCCTGCGCCATCATCAGCATAGCTAGGCGCTTCATCGTTTCAGGGTCCATCTGACCTGGCACTGGTGCAGCATTCGGAGTTGGGGTTGGCGGTGGCGGAACCCCTGCACCCCCACCACCCATCGGTGGCTGGTCTGCTGCTTGCATTACTGGTGATACTTGCGTCAACATTTCTATCTCCTTCAGCGGCTACGCCGCTCTTACAGCAAAAACGGCAACATACTCATCCCACCCTGCAGCATTCCGCCCAGCCCTGCGTTGCTAGCGTTCTGTTGAGCAAGCTGCTGCTGGTAGTTCTGGTTCATCAACCCACCCATGTCAGGGGTGGAACCAGCGCTCCCGCTGGAATAGGACGGAAGCGCGCCGCTCGGCATCCCACTAGCCCTACCCATTAGCAAATTGTACTCGTTCAGAGACTGGTTGCGTATAGCTTGCTGCTCAGCAAACGTCTGCTTCTCTTGGTCCGAAAGCTCTCCGTAGCGTTGGGCGCGCGCTGCGTTGGTGAACTGACCCGCCTGGAGGCGCTGCTGCCAGTTCTGCGCCATCCCCTGGTTGTAGAACTGGCCCTGTTGCAGGGCCTGGCCTAGTTGCTGGTTCCTAATATCCAGCGCACTCTGAATCTGCCTGGTCTGCTCCGCTCCCCCTGCACCAATCGCGCTGTTCATGGCAGTATTGTAGGCGTCGGTTCTCTGCTTGCCGAACTCTTGCATCGCTGCTGAGTACGCTGTTGGATTGGAGGTAGCAGTAATGCCTTGGTTAGCCAGCTTCGTCTCAAAGGCATCCTGTTGCTTCTGCCACTGTGGGTCCAGCCTGGACGTCGCCTGGCCATAGAGCGCATTGACCACCTGGTCGCGCCCCGCAGTGAGGTCCTTAGCCCCAGGTATTCCTACTTCGCTACTGAGGTCTAGGCCAGTTTGGGTATAATTGGGGTTGAGCTGGTCAACCATCGAAGGGATGTTCTGGTTGAGCACGAACTGTCCAATCTGTGGATTCCACGACCCACCGCCCAGCATCCCCAAGACCTGCTGCCCAGCAGCCTGCGCGGCTTGCCCACCCAAGGTTTGGGCTCCGAGCTGCGCATCTTGGGCCGCTTTGTAGTCAGGGTTCCACTGTGTGGATTGGATCCAATTGCCATTAGCATCCTTACCCCAATATACACCCGTATAAGGTCCAACCTGGTTAACCCTGTTGTAAGCAGCCAACTGGTCGTACATCTGCTGGTTGACCTGCATCTGCGCGCCCGCAGCCGCATAGGGATCGACCGCCGTAACGTTCTGGTTCCCACCTAGGCTTGACATATCCTGTCCCTCAACTTGAGAAACCTACACTCTTCCCTGAGCATCCCCAGCACCACAACATCCGCCCCATCTGCAGCCGCGCACCGCAGGACGCCCTCCTGCCTAAAGCCCACCCGCTTCGCGAACGCTATCGCTGCAGGGTAGTTGGATGGTGGCTTGGCGGTGATTCGGCGCACACCTAGTTGATTGAAGGGGTAGTCGAATGCTGCCCAGAGGAAGAATTTCGTTAACCAATCTCTGCGACCATTGGTAGCAATGTGCATATCTATGTTGACCAAGTTGTAGCAGTCGTACAACACCACCGCCAGCACCTCGAGGCCATCTATCTGCGCGATGGTCTTCTGCCACTTGCGCTCAACAGGAAGCCTCTCGCCAACCTGTTCATACGCCCAGTTGACGAAGTAGGGGCTCTGGATGCAGCAGACCTCTTTCACACTGGTCCCCCCTGCTTAACCAGCATAACAGTCCCAAAGTACTGCACATCGCTGTCAGCAGTCACACCGCCCCCAAGGTCTCCAACGCTGGTCATCATTGAGATAGCGACTGCATCTCCAATGACGCCATACTGCTGCCACCGTTGGGTAACATGCTTGTTGGGGTCGGAGACATTAGGCACAAAGCTCCACACTCCATCTCCAGCATTGATACCGATGCTATAATCCGTAGAGAGTGCAAGGCCTGGAATCACTTCTCCGCGCGACGCTAGCTGCGCCTTTAGCAACGTAACGTGCTTTTGGTAGCCAGCCGCGCCCAGCGTTGAGTACGCTTGCTGCATCTGACCGAAGATCGGGAAGCCATCCTGCTGTACACAGCCAGTATCGTGCTGGATAACCTTGAGATTGTTGTCTCCACCACAGCTATACATCACCCCGCCGAACAGCGCGAACGCAAATGGAATCCAATTTCCATTGTAGATAGTCCACGCCTTGTTCATCGTGTTCATAACGAACTGCGAACCAAAGTCAGGATTATTAACCAGGATCATATGGCCCCTAGGATAGTGCATAACCTGCCAGCTAGGATCGCCCAAGTACTTCCTGACCGACGCCAATAGCGTCGGCTGAACATTTCGGCTCACCGCAACCAGCGGCTGGTCAATAGCTGGCTTCATTACATCCCTGAGGCTATAAAGCCCATTCTCCAGCAACATCAGAACATCGCTACCATACCTGATAATACACTTGGCGTTCAGCGGAGGCGCGTCGATCTGATACCTGCCAACGAAGTCCCAACTGTCCATGTAGGCGGGATTGCTCCCATTGAACATCAATATCTCCCCCTTGGACGTGAAGAAGACAGCCATGTCGGTCATCTCGCCGCCTTCACCGCCATCAGTGGTCCAAGTCAGCATCTTTATCAAGCTTCCACCCCTGACGCACAGCCCAGAGAAGTCAAGAGTGTTGGTCGCGCTAACCGTTCCAGTTACTGCGTTGGGCGCGAAGTACACCACAGCGAGGCTATTCGGCTTACCGAAGAATAGCATCTGTTTGAACAGGTTAACGAAGCTAGCACCACTGGCTAGGAATCCACCCCCAGCGTAGGTACTCCAGGTTGTGCCATCGTAGTACTTATACGCTGAGTCATTGGGCGCGACGATCAACCAACTGGACGTCCCATTGCCGAAGTTTACCGTGTCCAGGATAGTTCCAGCATTGAAAGTAACGCCAGTACTAACTGGCGCTCCACTGGTAATATCGTAGAGCGTTGACGCCACTCCAGGCTGGTAGCCCTGCGCGTAGAACTTCGACGTCCCAGCAGCTGGAGTATACTCGAACAAGCTACGTACCCCAGTGTTCGGCCCTGGGACTGTTGCAAAGAGCTTCTCTCCGTTGCGCAACCTCAAAATGCTGCCATCTGGGAACCAATTATAAAGGCTGATAGCATACTCTGGCCCCATCGACGCAACAGAGTCGTAGCTGTTCATCCCATTGGTTGGTGGTGGGATGGTAATGGAGCGCGCTTGGCCGCTCATCGCGCATAGGGGTTGTTAGCCCCAAGGATGTTGAATATACCAGTGTTCTGAGCAGCTTGCGCCGCTTGGATCTGCTGTGGCGTCAGACCCTGGGCCGCACCCGCTGCCTGCTGGATAGCTCCGGGAACGTTGGCATACATCCCCCCAGGCGCGTAGTCAGCGGGTCCTGGCGTACCCATTGGCATTGGGATTCCCGGCGTTCCAGTACCAGCTACGCTAGTTCCACTGCTGGTTTGGCCCGGCGTAAAGCCCCCAACGAATCCTCCCTGCCCAGGAGTGGTTGCGGGATTGAGGCTTGGAGGAGTCGCTGGCGGTGGCGGAGGCGTAGCTGGCGGAGGGGTAGCCGGAGGCGCGCCGATCTTATCAGGAGGCGGGGCAGTATTGCCAGCACCAGGTGTCCCAGGCGCGCCAAAGGCGTACCAAGGCGTCTGGCCCGCGCCGATAGGTTGACCGCTCATGAAGCTCTGCGAACTCCCCGGCCCAAGTCCCCAGAACTCACTCATACCGCCGAAGGGATTGGCGTAGTAGCCTCCACTGCGATAGCCTCCCTGCGGCATTCCCCCACCCCCATACATGGGCATTCCAGGCGGTCCATACTGGGATGGCGACGAACCCTGGGCTGAAGTACTGGTCGGCGCAACAATACCCGATGTGTCAGGTCCTGAGGGAGGCGTAGTCTCGGAGGTTGGCGCGCCCATTGCAGTTGGTGGCGCCCCATACATCTTGGCCGCGACGTTGGTCGCATCTCCAGCTGGATTCAAGTATCCCTGATTGCTTCCCAGTTGCTGCTGGTTGAATTGATCCTGACTAGCTTGCAGCTGTTGTAGGAAGTCAGGCGAGTACCCCTGATTGCCTCCCGCCATCGGCGCAGGAGAGCCTTGGCTCCCAGGGAACTGCGCCCCGTAGTCTGGATAGCCACCGTAACCTCCGCTTGGGTACCCACCGCCATAGCCATATGGACTGCTGGCTTGCTGCTGGTTCGGCATCATATCACTACCCTCCAATAAGCCCAACAAATGGATACTTGGGAACTAACGCTCCTTGGCTTAGGTGCAGCTTAGCCAGACCCCTGTCCCAATCCTGGAGCTGTTCCGTCGCCTCCAGGTAGGCGCGCTGCTCTTCATCGCAGGGCAAGCCCTTCGAGTCCAAGAATCTCCACTTAACTCCCAGCGTTACTACATCCTCATCAACCAGTGGAACATCGGTGTCAGCAACGAATCGCTTAGATGCAGGCACCGTTGGCGCGGCGCTGGTCGCTATCCTGAGGTTGGTTAGGTAAGTCAGGATTAGGTTATGGGGAGTCGTTGGGACATTATCGAGCTGAATCATCGACCCAGCAAATTGCCACCTTGGCGGAATCGACGTAATCATTCCTCCATTCTTGATCAGAGCCATCAACTCATCACTGATAGGGCCAATCATTGGTTGGAGCGCTGTCTTATCCCAGAACGTTTGGCTGCGAACTCTATCCAGATCAGAGGGCGGCGGATAAGTTAGAGTTGGAGAGCTGGTAGTGATGGTAAAGGTCCTGATGAGCTTCTGCCAGGCGAAGCTCCTCGCCAACCGCTCGACCTCGCGATTAGCCAGCGCCTGCAACGACAGCACTATCTGCACGCTATTACCAATAACCGTCGTCGGCTTTACAATCCCAATCTCGTCACACGCGTTCTGGACTATTGTTAGCAAGCTCATCTCTTTTCTCCAACTCCGCCACCAACTGCCCCAGCTTCATATTCAAGCTGTCAATCTGGCGTTGCTGCTCCTTCATCGCAACCTTCAGCTTCTCATTTTCAGCTGCAGTTACTCCAACGTTCTGCGCGGTCTTCAGCCACGTCTGCGCCAGCTCCATCCACCGCGCCGACCCCATACCAATATGGCGCTGAGTCTCGACATTCGCCGTAGCGAGGTCTTCAACCGTCTTGACATTAGCGCTGATAATATTCTCCTGCTCCGCAGGGCTCAGCAGACTCCACCCCTTTATAGGTGTTCCAGTCGGAGGAATGTCCTGGCCCTCGAGGAACGCCTTATAAGCGTAGCTGAAGTGATCGTAGTGGTGCGGATTGAACTCTCCCCGCTCCGCCTTGGAGCGCGTCTCTGTCAGCCAGGGCTTCACCTCCCTGATAACTACATCCTTGGACCCTACAGGCGTAATCCGCACGAAGTCAACATCGACGCAGATCATTCGACCAGCTTCGATGCTGGCATTGCGGTCCTCGACCGGCATCCTTATGAATTGGATGTAAGGTGGACGTTCGGTTTGCATCTGAGCTAGAGACATAGCTATTTTCCTACGAAGTTGGTCACAACATCACAGTTTCCACTGTGGCAGCTCCACGACCCATCCGCCTCTGTGTTGCGGATGTTGTAGTAGTAGGTGCTGCCGGGCACTACCCCAGGCGTGGTATTCACCCCAGTGGTTAGCTGGCCACCCGAACCTTGGTACTTCTGGATGTAGTTGGTCCAATCGCAGGGCTTCGAGCTCAGCGTAACAGTTCGGCTAACTGGCCCGCCGCCAGACTCCGCGAAGCTGAGCTTGATGTACTGCGCAGCATTAGCCGCTACCACTACCTTCAGCGCGACGTAGTTGGAGTTGTTGAACCCTGTGCTAGACCAAACATCCTGCGGCCAGGTCACCACGTGGCCCAGCGGCTGTAGCGTACAGCTAGTCGGCGGATCTGGAGGAATCGGCTCAGGCGGCACACTAGCGCAAGTCACCGTTACGTCGTGCCCTGACGCGGAGGCGGTGAACGCTGCGCAGCTGGGATCAGCAACCGTGACGTTCGCCGCCTGAGCGATTCCAACGATCAGACCCAACATACTAGCGAGTTGGGCGACATACTTCATAGCATTATGCTCCCGGCGGTTGCGGCTTCCCTCCCCCACCTGGAAAGTATCCCCAACCGTACTCGGGACTCCAGCCCCACCCGCCTCCAGGAGGCGGCGGCTTGCCCTCTGTCGGTGGAACCGGCGGCTCGATTGGCATTGGTGGTAGCGTCGGTGGCAACGGATGCCCCGCCACTGGCGGATACCCTGGCCCCGGTGGCAGCTCGATCCCAGGCGGTCCCCAGATGGGGAAGATTGGCACGCCCGGCGGCCCACTGGGCGGACCTTGATCCGGCGGCATAATCGGCCCGCCGCCCACTCCCAACCCCTGGATGCTCGCCTCGCCTACCAACGTCACCGCCGTTCCGCGCTTCCAAGCATGGTCCCACAACACTCCACTGATGATTACTGGTACCGCAGCCATTTCCTACTCCTTTGCTAAGTAATCGCGCCCTGCACGAACGCCGTATTAACCTGCACCAACCCAAATCCAGTATACGTCCCAGTTAGAGTAACAAGGCCAGCCGCCGTCGCGACCTTATCAATGACCCCAATCGCCGAGCCCATGTAGATACTCCTGCCATCTGGGTCCAGCTTCGCAACGACCGTCGCGCCCGGAATACCCGTCCCGCTGAGCGCCATTCCAACGAACGCTCCATCGTAACCTGATGGAGTAATCAGCACGCTCGAGTTCCCCACCTCCTGGACGTTGGCCCAGGTCTGGGTAGCAGTTGCTGACTTCAGCACATTACATCCCAGCAGTTGCTTGCCCGCTGTATTCGTCCCCAGCACTCCTGCTGCCGCCACGCCGATCGCCGCGCCCGCCGCTACAGTAGCGTTGGTCGCCACTACAGCATTGCCTTCAATCAGGAACCAACCGAAGCCGTTCGCTGGAATTGGTGCCATCGCTATCGCAACGCAGCTCCCCGCATTCGCAGCGTTCGCTACCTTATCATACGTCCCTAGCGGTGGACCAACCTGCTGCATGCAGACATTTCCCTTGGAAATAGCATTCGCTGCCTTCCCATAGACAAACCTTCCATACCCCCAAAATGGATCAATAGCATCCACTACAATGCCCAATACCATTCGCTGCACGGTATCCGGAACGAACCAATCATTGAACGGCTGTACCCCAGCTAGGGTATTTACAGGTGCATACATCTTACCACTCCTTGCCCCCCGGTGAGCATTTAGAGCTCCCCGACTGCACAACTGCTATGGTGCGGGATAGCAGCCGACTAACGCAGCCGGAGAGCAACTTCGTCACTCAGGGCTTCAACACTCCCTGCAGCGACCGATTGCTAACTACCAAATTACCTTGCCAGATGATCGGCATAACTACCGCATCTTGGTTGGTGCTTCGAAGCTCCGGAACCTCCGTCATATTGGCGTCCTTGTGGGCAACAATCTCCATATAATCCGTATTGACGAAGTACATGTGGCTGCCAGGAATCCCACTCCCACCATCGAAGATCACGTCCGCAGCCTTATACTTCAAGCTCACAAATCCCGCAGTTCCCTTCGTCGGCCCTTCCTCCGAGCTATACCGCTTGATGCTGGTCTGGCTCTGCTCGAAGAACGTGAAATAGTCATTGCTAGCCACAATCAGATCCGGCTGGTCGTCACCCCTGGTTAGGAGCAACCACAGTGGTAGCATCAAGCTCTCCATTGTCGTCGAGCCAGGGGTAATCGCCGCGCCGCCCTGGATTGGCGCGGCCGCGCTCTGCACCTGGTTCTTCCAGAACGTAAACGCTGAGCTGTCAATCCCGCCGACGGTCCCTGTTCCCGCGTCTGCGATCAAGGCTTGCAGGCCATTGATTTGGTTGGTCGCAGTCCCGTCGCTGTAGAGATCGCCAGAGAAGCCATTCTTGAACGTGCGAATCGCATTGGTCATTCTTGACTTGGCCAGATTGATGATCCTGAACTCGCCGCTGTTGTTCCGCAGCTCTAACCCATTGGCCACCACGTTGACTGCAATCTGCTTCCATGGGAACTCCGCCGCGCTGATAACATCCGACGCATTGACGTTCAGCGGATCATATCCACTATACCTCTGATAGGTCGAGTTGGACGCATAATCCAACACAGCAACGATGCTCAGGCCGCCATCTTCCAAGCGCAACTTGCCCCTGCCATAGAGCCTTCTCAGCAGGGCGTTGTTCTTGGAGACATTGTCCTTCACTTCCTTGCTATGGTTGCGGAAAGTGGTCGAGACCAATTCCGTAAACACTGCATTGGGTGAGGGCATTTCAACAACTCCTTCGAACTAACTATCGACCCATGATACTGCGATACACTTCATGCATTGTATCATCCATGGTGCCATTGAAGGCCTGTGCGCTGCTGAAGCCAGGGGATTCGCGGACGTTGACTGACGCCGCTTCTCGCGCCTTCTTAGCAGCCTCTTCGGCCTTCTTTCGCTCTGCCGCCTGCTGACTAGCCATAAGCTGAGCTCGAACCTGGGGGTGCGCCCACGCAGCCATTTCATAGGCATACTGGAGCGCCTCGGCGGGCGTATTCCCGCCGATCTGGCCACTGAATAGCAGACTTGCCATAAAGGGCCTCAAAACATCAAAGTAAGGAAATCGCTGCGTATCCGCCGCACAGGCCGCGATCTGCTGCTGCATATATCCGACCTGCTGCTGCTGGTTCCAATTCACCGCCTGCTGCCTGCCACTCTCGAGCCGCTGAACCTGCTCTCTCAGATCCACGAACTCCTTCGGCAACGCAGCATCCCCTGCCGGTTGGCCATTCAGGAACGCATTGAGCAACTCATAAGGGATTTGCTTCGCTCGGATAACTCGCGCAATGACCTCAGCCTTCTGCTCCATTGAGCCATGATTCAGGACATAAGCACCCTGCATCATCTCGCGTACCACCGCTGCGGGATGCAGCCCCTGGCTTCGCATCATCGCTTCGTAGGGCTGCACTTCCTGCCACATCATATTCCCAAAGTCCACATACCCCTTGGACTGCTGGAACGCATTGTGGAAGTCGTCCTCCCGCTTCGCAATCTCCGCCCTCACTTCTGGGTCCATCGTGGCCCACTTTTCTTTGATCTTTCCATTCAACCCACTGGGCACCTTTGGCACATCAGGCGGCGTTGCCGCCTGAGGCTCCTTCCCCAGCTTCGGCGGAGTTGGCGCTGCCTGCGCTACCTTAACCGGAGCTGGGGTCAGAGCTGGAGCTGGCGTAGGCGTTGGCGCAGCTTCCTCACGCTTCTCAATCTCACCAAGCGTCCCTTCCATATCTTCGGTAATCACCGAATCTAGGTCGGCTTCGCCGCCAAATCTGTTGTCATCCGCCATTGCTTTCTCCACAGCGGCTATCGCCGCTCAATCTTCGCGTCATACTCTCTCAAAGCATGTGCAAGTGCCTCGCGGTCCTCACTCGTAGCCTTGTCCCACCAACGATCAACAGTCTCGCTTACGCGCGCATCCAGGGCTGCATCATCCGCCTTCCGAGCGCGCTCCGCTTGCTCACGCTCTCCATCTTCATAAGGCCTGCAATGATTCCGAGCTAGATCCTCTCTGCGCTGAGCGCGGCCAGACACCACCCTGCCATCAATTGGACTCTCGTAGTCCGGCAAATCGCGCACAACATCAGCGCAGGCACGAGGCGCTTCGCGCCTGTAGAGCGCTGCTGGCACTAACTCGCCAGTTCTAGGATTCTGTATCCACTTCATTGCACTGGCGGAAGCCCAGCTTCCGTCCCCGTCGCATTCACGAAGTCCTGCCCCGTGGTGTAGCCCTGTTTGATCCGCGCTACCTCGGCCGCGCCCGCCTGCTTCAGCTCCTCCAACATCTGTTGCTGCCGATCTATCAGTGCCTGCTCCTGCTGCTTGTACATCAAATCCAGCTGCTTCATCTTCGTCTCCAACTCTAGCTTGGCTTGGACCCTAATCTGCTCAATCTGAGCAGCAGACGCTGTCTCACTTTGAGCTTGATTGGCATCGACCTGGATTTGAGCCTGTGCCCTCTCTCTAGCGATTTGTACCTGTGGAGGAGGAGAAGGCGGCGGAGATTGCATGGCCTCAATTGCATCTTCGATCTCCACACCTAGCTTGAACTTCCTTACCACACCCAGCGCAAACTGCTTCGCCACTTCCAGAGGCATAACGCCCTGCTGCACCAGAGGCATCATTCCTTGGAGGAACTGCTGCAGCGCGCCCATCAGCTTCGTCAGCTCTTCCTGATCGTCCCTGTCCGTAGCTGCAATCGTGCTATCCGTCTCAATCCCAATCTTGTAATCCCTCTGCAGGCTGTTCCGCATCACCGCAACAATCTCCTCCCAGCTGGGCAGCTGAAGGATCATTGGTGGCTGTGGCGGCGGCGGAGGACCGCTTTGCGGTCCAGGAGGTCCCTGCGGCGGCGCGCCACCTCCCGGCGGCGGATTGGACACTCCCATCGCAGGCCCTGCAGCGTGCGGCGGCCCTAGGCCAGCCCCAGCGCTCGGCGCTTGGATTCCCGGTGGCCCAGGAAGCTGTCCCGGTGGTGGCGGTGGCCCAGGCGGCGGCCCGGGCGTCCCTGGAGGTGCGCTGCTTTGCATTGGCCCAGGCCCCGCGGGACCTCCGGTCCCGGAAGGCATCGGCGCATTGCCCAGCTGCATCTGATGCTGTTGCATCTGGAGCTGGAACTGCTGCTGCGCGGCCATCTTCTCCGCAGCCATGGGGAACTGCATCGCTGAGATTTGCTGAATAGTCTGAAGCTGGAACCTGTAGCAAATCACCTCAACCAGCAGCCTCACCACATCCCTCATAAAGCGCTTCACCTCGCGCTGGCGCTCCTGCAGCCTCATCGAGCCCCATTCGCTTTTCAGGGTTTGGGCGGTCGCAGTCTCCTGCGGGTCGCTAGTCGCGCGCATTATGTCCGCTGTTCCCATAATCTCCCAGACGCCTTGCTTCAACATTTCCCTCTCGTTGGACAGGGGCTCGAGCACAGGGAAGTACTTTTCAATGGGGAACAGCCAAATCGCATTGGTAAAGCCATTGCTCTGCCGCAGGGCCGCAGCCTGTTCGCTAGCCTTGAGGCTCAGCTCCTCGCTCTCCAACACGCTCTCCACATCCCCGCAAGCGGGATCATACACTCCCCTAACCTTCATTGCATCCACAATCCCCATTATCCTCGCAGTTACATCATTAAGCTCATCAGCCATTCCCTCATACTGCGCATAGTCTGGCACCGGGACCATATCATCGCCGGTGTTGTTGAGGGTCATTGGCCTAGGAATCGGAAAGAAGCCCCTTAGCTGCAACGGATCAACCTGCTCTTTCAGCGGCTCCTTGGTATCGAAGTTGATAAACGACACCAGCTTCTTCCGCTTATCCCAAATCTCCCAAACCTCAGCCCTCTTGTACAAATCCGCGCTGGAGTCGGGGTTGGTGGCTTCGCTTTCAGGCGCATCATCATCAACCAGCGTCAGCTTTACAGTAGCTCCTACCTTGCCAAAGTACTTGACGCAATCATCCCTCGTCAGCTTTAGGCGGAATGCTATCCAAGGCACCTCGTTCCAGGTCCTCGCCGGCCCCACCCTCAGATCATCCCACTTGACCAACTCTGCCTCAGCACACTCATAACTGATTTGCTGGCCTGGCATTCCAGTACTGGGGTCTGGCGCTGTCGGTTGGAATTCTGCATCATACCTGACCCTAACCGTGCCGCGATCACACAACAGGAAGTCCTTCACCGCCAACCGCGACGTATAGGCAAAGTCGCCGCGCTCCATTTCGTACTCAACGCAGCGCATCGTAGTCTGCGCGATCGCCTTCGCTATTGGGTCGTTGGTGTCAAACCTCCGCCTAATATCAGGCCTGGGGACAGAGTTGTAGATAGCGGGAAGCAGCGTTTCAACATTGGAATAATGGATGTTGAAAACATTCGGTGCAGCGACTTCGTCGCTGATAGAAGTGCTGCTGCTGCTACCAACTTCCTTCAGCTGATAGACGTCATAGCTGCGCGCGGCCATCCTCCGCCAGTCCTTCTCCTTCTTGGCCGCCAGCTCGATCTCCATTCGCCAATACTTAACCAGATCGCCTACATCTGCTGCGCGCTCGAGCGAACCTTGGCTAGTGCCATCAACGCCCACAGCTCGCTCCGCTCGCTTGCTTACCGTCCACGCCTAAGTCTCCTCTTGTGAACCGCAGCCATCGCTTCGTTGAACGTCTTGACCTCAGACTTGGGCCTTAGCTGGACTACCTTAGCCATCCAAGGCCTCGACATACAGCCATACCTGAGCATATCAACCGCATGGTCCTCAGCATCGGTGTCAATGTCCTCTGGCTTGGCCTGATCGTGTTGGACGCTTCTCAGCGTCCGAATGGTGTGGATGCAGGTGTTGAAGAACACCAGCCCCGGCCCAAGCTCATCGCCAACCAGTCGGGCGCGTACTTGATCCCAGCCGACCATCGCGCCTTCCTCGCCCAGGCGTCGATTGTCGGCCCTACCCCAGTCGATGCCGCTTCGCTCAGCAATCGACGGACCACCATTTGAGGCAAACGCTGCGGGATCAAGTACGCTATAAGCTATATGCTCGCTACCACTCCGTTCCCTGATTCCAGAACCCCAGACTTCCGCGATCATCTTGATGCCAACATCCGGCCTCCCTGGAGTCATACCATACCACTCCCGATATTGGATCAGCTGGCCTTTCTGGAACTGTAACAGCGACCCGTCGCTCACAGCAAACCAGCCCACCGCGAATGGCTTCGCGCTTCCCCAGTCCGCAGAGACGAATCTGGTCCAGGTCGATGGTAGTGCAACCGGCGGAATACAGTGCTTGGCTTCCGAGAATTCCGTAAAGAACGCACCTTCGACAATGGACCAATCCCCTTCCAACCACGCTTTTACTGTTTCCTCGCTCCCTACCAGGTGTAGGCGCGCCTCGTAGTAAGGGTCCGCTTCGCTCAGCTTGGGGTTGTCTGCTACCCTCGCCGGGATAAAGACCCTCTCCAAGGTCTGGTACTGACCTGTCCGCTTGTTCCATATCTGGTCCTTCAGGATGGTATAACCTCCAGGCGCGGGATTGATGTAGCGCTCCATTACCCAATGATGGCCAGGACCCCCTGGATTGCAACTCGCCCTGAAGCCCACCGGCACGCCCATCGCGCTTCGCAGCGTAGCAAACAGCCTAAACACCGGATCAGGACTCGACCAGTTGGTCAACTCTTCGAAGTAAAGTCGCGTATAGTCATGGCCTTGGTAGTTCTCTGCATCAGCCAACCGCTCCAGGTAGCGAAACTTCAGCCTTGCTCCCCCAGGCATTATCCAAATCTTCTCCTGTTCGCGCCACTTAGCTCCCAGCGGCCTGAAAATGGCATGGCTGCGCGCTATCACCTCCTCGAGCTGGGGCAGGCGATGCCTGAAGAACACTCCCTTGGCGTTCTCCCCATAGGTGTTGGAGTGGAGCAGCCAATCGCCCAGCATGGCATCAGTCTTCCCACCACCCCTTGCTCCGCCATACATGACCTCGAAGACTGGACAGCTCACAAAGGCTGTCTGCGGACCAGACTGGGGCGACCAGACGACTTCATGCTTCATCTTTAGGCTCCTCAATCCGTCTATGCTCAGCAGCCCAGCTCTGCGCATCCTTGGCTACTTGTGGCATCATCACCACGAAGTTCTGCTGCACAGCTTGGGGAGCCTTCGCGCCATATCCCAGCGCCTTGGTAGCCAACTCTGCTCCCCTGAACAACGTTTCAGTGTCCTCCGTAGCTTCGAGCTTGCGGAGCAATTTCGCCAGACTGAGGTCAGCCAACGCCTTGAACTTCTCCTCAATGCTAGCCAGCACCAACGGATCACACAATTCCGCCTTGCGGTCAGCCAACCTCTCCCTGAAGGCGTCGCTGTTGATGACGATACTAACCCAAGGCTGGGTGAACCCAAACAGCTCGGCCAGCGCCCCTTGGCTTATCGCTGGATTAGCGATGATCTGGTCGATCATTGCGTCATGGGTGTAGCGGATTTTGCCCAGCTGATACATAGCTCACTTCGTTCGCTAAACTACCAGGTAGCTGAATTGGTACCAATATCCCCTATTAACGCTCTCTGTCGTCCTCCACTCAACCAACGCCCGATGGTTGGCAACATCCCCGATAATCGCAGCGGATTGCATCGGATTGGCTAGGGGCGCCGCGCCGCAGCCAGCGAGCAACTCCGAGCTGCCGAAGTTGGACGCTATGGGAAGCGAAACGCCCAGTTGAGTGTCAGCGTTGGCGGCAGTTGGGGTAATATCCACCTTTCCAGCAACATGAACAACGCTGCCAATCCTGATCCAGCTGTGAACATACGCCAGGCTCGCCGCGACGTTCGCCCCAGGGGTAATGGTTGGGGTATAAGTACCCGAAGCTATGAATTGCGTACTGCCGGCTACGCCGGCTGCGTTGTTGTGCAGCGCGGTCCCGTAGACGCGCCCAGAAGCGTCAACGCCTAGCTGGCCATTCGCTGCCAGTCCTGCAACGACCGATTGATCGGTCTTGACAGTAAAGGCTATCTGCGCGGCCATCCTTACTTCCCAGGGTACTAGCGGCGCGGTTCCCGCAGCAGTGATAGCTGTCCGCGCGCTGGTGGTGTCTATAACCAGCGATGCCGCTGCAGCGTTGAGCGGGTCGGAGTTGTTGTACATCGCCCAGCCGCTGAGCGTAGCCGTGCCGTTAGGCATCAGAGCTGGAGCTGTAAGACCATTGGGAATGCTGGACTGCAACGTGAATCGTTGGTTGGCCGGCACAGTGGTAGTCATGTCGCCGGTGATTTTCTGGGGAGCGTTGCCAACGAAGTTGAGCGCGCCGTTGATGTTGAGGTTCCCAGGCGTCACCGCCGGGTTCGAGCTGGAGAGCGTCACCACGCCGCTGTTATACGCAACGCTGACAAAGCCCTGATCAGCGGCCCTAACTACGCCAGGTTCAAACCCTAGGCTTGCGAAGCTATCCATTGCCGACCTCCACCGGACCTAGGCCGCGGCAAAACTCGGCGCTTTCGCGCCCCTGGCTCGCTGCGCTTGCCAAACATCGCCTAGGCCAACACTTCGGCAAAACTAGGCGCTTTCGCGCCAAACACCGCCTAACGGCGTACCTTACCACCTGTATTCCTTTCCACTCGCAGTTAGACACACCTGCCCCGCACTATCAGCCATCCCCCAGAGCGAACAACCAATCTCTATGATTGTTGCCAGCTGCAAGCGCTTGGTTTCGTTTGGGACCAGCAGCAGATTGCTGCAAATCTGGCTCGCTGTGCTCGCCGCCGTCCCAACCCAGAGGCTCACGGTTCGCGCTGGAAGTCCCCCAGTGTTGCATAGCAAAATCTCCTCAATCTTCGCCTTGAAGCCCTGGTTGGTCATGGTAGCCGCCGGAGCCATCGGCGCGGCGTAGAGCTGGGTAGCCGCAGCGGGCAGCAGGCCCTGGCAGAGGCCCCTTTCTACGACTATAATCCCAGCCACTAGCAGCCACCCCTACCCTTGCGATTTTTGATGCCCATGCTGTGGCCAACGTGGCCAGTATGGGCACCCTTGGCCCTGTTTTGTGGCACAGCTGCAGGCTTGGTGTTGAAGACCGCGCCGCTGTGGACCGCTGGAGAGGTAGCGGCTTCGGCTTCGCCGCTAGGCTCTGGCACAGCCTCTGGTGGAGCCTTTGGTAGAGCCTTGGGCGGCATATCCGGCGGCTGTGCCGCTGGTCCAACATACATCTTCCCGCCTGGGCGGGTTGGATCGCTATTGGCCACGTTGCTTACTCCTTGGGCGCTTAGCGCGGCGCTGGGTTTCCAGCGCGATAGCTATGGCCTGGTCGCGCGGCTTTCCGGCCGCAATTTCCCGCTTGATGTTCTCACCTACGGCTCTTTTACTCTTTGACTTGACTAGAGGCATGGCAGTAACCCTCGCCAAACTGCGCGGTGACCCTGGAGTCACCGCTGTGGCGCGAAGACGTCTTCCCAAGTCGGCGGCTTCGCGGGCGCCGGGGGGCTGAAAACAGGAGGATACGCCTCGCAAGGCTCCTCAACCATCTGAGCGCCAATTTCGTCCAGCTCGGTAGCGCTCAGCAGCCGCTTGCCGCTAACGTGAGCGACTAGTTGGGCGCGCAACCGGGCCTGCTTCGCGGGCGACGGTTCGAGCAGTGGCGGCCCAACAGGGGGCGGAATCGGGTGATGTATTTCGCTTCGATAAGGGTCCGGCTTGGGGTCCTCCCAGGATTTGGGTAGCACGGTCGCGCTGCTGCCGACGCTGCAAACCCCCTCCCCGTTGACTGCATTGACATCAAATCGCAGCGTTATCTCGCCATAAGCCACTGCTGGAACGGCCGCGCACATGCTGCGGAGACGAATTGGCATTGCGTGGTTCTGGTGCATTTCGAGGTAGTAAGTCCCCGCTCCCGGCCCAAAGGTAACGCTATACCAGATTCCTGGGTCGGTGGGGAAAACCGCGATGATGGGGAGCGTTTTGGAGAAGCTGACGCTGTGGCCTCGGTCCGGCACCAGGCGGACGTCGGCGGGGTCGCAGGGCGGCACGACAGCAGCCGCGAAGCTGCTGAGGGCTAGCAGCACACCAACAAGCGGCGCGGCGACGGCGCTGCCAAACGGCGCGCCAACCGGAGGTTGGCTGCCAAGCGGCGCGCCGACGGGACGTCGGCTGCTAGGGAGTAGGGCGCGCGACATTGTAGCGAGGGTCATTGGAGGCGTCCGAGAGTGTGGGATGGTCGGGGAGTGTAGCAGGGCGCGCGGCGCGCGCGAAGCGCCGATCACACGGCAGAGTTTCTGCTAACATTCAAAGCTGCCCTACACCTTAGCATCTATTCTGCTCATTTTTTTCCACACACTGGAAGGCCCGGCCCTTTAGCCCTCCTGCCAGCCGCGGGACACTTGCCCAAGCTGTGACTGCTAGAGCAGCTGTGGCCTAGGCAGCTGTTGCCTAGGCAGCTATTGACGCGCGAACTATTGCCTAGGCAGCCGACAGCTATCGGCGCGGCTATCGAAGCCAAACCGCTTGCGAAGCCGCGTGGCTGCACGCCGTGGCGCGCTGGTTAGGCGTGCTATGCACCAAAATGGTGCACAGCTAGGACGATAGCGCGCGAAATAGCTGGGAAGCGGGCTGCAGCCGTAGCCTAAACCGCACGAGAGCCGCTATAAACCGCTAAACAGCCTAGAACCGCACGAGAGCTAGAAAGCTATCATCTAGCTCTTTGCGCGGCGCGCGGGAAAACGGCTCCCTTCGCCGATCAAAAAGGCGCAAGGCGGGGCCTAGGCGAGCCTAGGCTAGGCGCGTCGGGCTCCCCTAGTGCTACCCTGCCTAGCTCCGCTTCGCCCTCCTCCTACCCTAGCTCGCTGCGCTCGCTATGAAGTACCCATATCGGAACCCATATCACCACCCATATCACCACCCATAGACAGTCACATTTTGTCGCGACCCCCCTACTCCCACCCCCTTTACACCTTTGCTGCACTGCAACATGCCAATGGGAATGGTTATCACTCTTATTTTTTTTCTCATCTACGAAACACACCCCCCCCCCTAGAGAGCCAAACTCTTACACTTTTGCGCTACCTGTGTACTCCTAGCTGTACTCCTACCTGTACTCCCCATAGCGCTCCCCTTAACCCGGCATTCCCCATGCGCCACTCCATGCGCCCCTGTTCAGAATTCCGACAAGCTCGCTGCGCTCGCTATTAAGCTTCGCCAAGCAAATAGCATTCCAGCTCCCCGTAGCACTCTTATATAAGATATACGACTCGCTGCGCTCGTCGTTTAGCGCGCCAAAACAGCCACTTAGCTCGCTGCGCTCGCTAGCTAGCTAGCGAAAAGTGGGAAATTGGCGGCTATCGCCGCCTATTGGCAAAAACTATGCCAATCGCTTAGATCGCCCCCTGTTGAGTTCTACATAGCTACCTAACCCTAGGCCAGCTTCCGAGCAGCTACGCTGCTCTACGCGCCTTTTAGACCCCTTCCAGCTATTGTGGATAACTCGAGCTTTTAGCTGTATAACCCTGTAGATAAGCCAGCCGCTACGCGGCTAAACAGCAAACGCGAAGCTAGCTACTCGCACGAAGCGCGGAAAGCATAAACCGTACCATTTTACACATTACCTTACCTAACCTGACAAACGGTCAATCCAGCCGACAGACGGCGCGCTCCCTAGCTCCCACCGGGTATACCCTAGGGGGATGCGCGAAAACCTCAGATAGCTGCCTAGGCAAACAGCTGCCGTAGCAGTAGCCACTTAGGTTGATAGCTGTCGGTTTAGCAGCTATTGCAGGATGCTACAGATTAGAAAATATACTTGCGACAGCTTAAGCGCGCCTTGCATTCATGTATTATAGTGTCAGTACGGCTGCCGGACCGTTTCCGGCCTAACTAGGATAGGACCATGAACCAAAGCAAACTCACAACCGCAGTACATCAAGCCGTCAATGGCGAAACTGACAGCGCGGCTGATAGCGCCGCTCCCGAAGCTAACAGCAAGGGCAAAAAGGCCAAAGCCGACAGCATGCCTAAGCTTGACAGCAAGGGTACCGTTAACCAAGTCAATCCCGATGGTAGCCTTTACTTCAAGCGCGTCTTCGTCAACGGCGACACTGCTGAATGCCGCTTCGCGCGCGATAATGCTGCCTACGCCAAAGCTGCCTGCTTCGGCATTCAGCGCACTATCGACAATACGCTGGCCGGCCAGAAACCCGGTGAAACGCTGGAAGACAAGATCGAGAAGTTCAAGCGCCGTTGCCGTTTGCTGGAAGCTGGCAAGTGGATTGGCGAGCGCGTCGCTGGCATCACCGGTGAAGCAATGGTAATCCGCGCAGTAGCGCGCATCTTCTGTGCTGCTGTCGAAACCCCCTACCTTCAAATGCAAGCCGCCCGTGAGCTAATAGAAGGCATGGCAACCGTGGTCGCGCAGCAATCCGCAGGCCTAGACAAGGACGGTAAGCAAGTCGCGCCAACCGAAGATCAGGAAGAACAAGCCTATGAAGGCGCAATCGCTACCCTTCAAAGTAACGAAGCCGTCCAGCAAATGATCGCAACGATTGCCGCCGAAGACAGCGCCAAAAAGCCCGAAAAGAAACAAGCCGCTGACAACATGATGGCAATTATGCAAAAACTCGCCGCAGAGAAGGCAGCCGCCTAGGCGCTTCGCGCCTAGCCTAGCCCCCTTCGGGGCTAGCCGTAGGGGGCTGCTAACGCGGCTTCCTACGGCTAGTCAATCCCGACTAGCAGGCGCGCGCTTCGCGCCTATTAACCAAGGACCATAGAATGCACAAAGCCTACCCCCTGCCAGCAGGCAGTGAACCGCCAAGCAACCCCGGTGCCGATAAGCTAGATCAAGCCGCTTGCGACGCGCGCCTTCAGCTAGATGCGATTATTGACGCTACTGTTGAGCGCCTAGCAGTCGCTAGACAATCCGAACAATGGGTTAACGCGCGCCACTTGCGCCGCGCACAAGCCCTTCTCAGTGCCGCTATCAAAGTCGAAGCGGGCGCCTTGGCAATGGAGCAGGCCGCCCACTTCCTACGCAGGGAGGACCGTTAACCATGGTCAAACTAGGCCTAATCTTCCCCCAGGCCGAAGCTGCACGCCTTGCAGCTTCGCTGGTCCTAGCTGGCATCACCTTCACGGCTTTCCAGCGTGGCGCTGACAGCGTTAGCCTTGTAGTCACTGCCGATTCGCTGGATCAAATCGGCTCCATCTTCGACACTGCAGAGAAAAGCTAATCATGGCAAAGCAAACCCTACATTCGCGCTACTGTGAAGCGCTGCGCGCGTTGGGCGCTATCCAATGCGACCCGCGTGGCGCGTACAGCGTTTTTCAAACTAGCGCGCGCACCAAAGCTGGTGAAACAGTCGCTGTTTTCTACCTTGTCGGTCGAAGCGGCGCGATCCGGCGCTCCCTGCGTCGCGCCGTCATTACCGACTCAACCAGCATGCCGGATGGCTGGAAAGCTAACCTGCTGGCGCGCGCGGAAAACGTGAAGTAAGCCACTCTAGCGAAGCGCGAAGCCTAGGCTAACCCCTAGGCTTTTGCGCTTCTTAGCCGCCTAACCTAGCCGCTATCGGCTAGGCTAGCCGACTAGGCTAGTAACAGGAAGGAACCAATGTCAGACAACAGTCTACTTGAGCTAGGCAAGATAGCTTTTGCCGAGCTATTCGCGCGCGCGCGAGCCAACGAACAGCTAACAGCGCTCCGCGAGGCTGAACTAACCCGCGCCAAAGCCGCGCTCCACGCTGCGGAATTAGGCGCGGCAGGCGTGCCAGAAGCCTACACAGTCGCGCGCCCCGTGGCGCTAGTACTCTGCTATGTCGAAACGACATGCACCGATTGTGGCTCGATCTACGCCGCTCCAGAAGGTATCTTCGTCGACCGCCAAACCGGTAGCGGCGCTATCCTATCTCGCCCCATGCTGGAATCCGAGCAAGACCTTGCTGCTACCCTGCCTCAAACCTTCCGCACGCTACACCGTACCGTTAATAGCTGCCTGCAATGCTACGGCCAGCAGCTAACCAAGCTCGCGCGGGCTGCCGAGGCGCGCGCGCGCGCATTCGGCCTTAGCGACACAAGCTATTTCATCAGGGGTCAATCAGCGCAAATCAGCGATTTGAGTAGCGCCTACATAGCTACCCTACCCGGTAGCTATCAATGCTTTACCAGTTCAGAAGGCTACGAAACTGTGTGGACTGCGGACCTAACCGCCGCCTTTGGAGCCTAGGCTAGCGCCTACGCAAGCTACCATGCCCCACTCAACAGCCGCCCCCTTGGGCGGCTTTTCACTGTCGAATTGCTGCCTAGGCCATAGCTGCCTAGGCAATAGCTGCTCAGGCAATAGTTCGCATGCGAATAGCTGCTCAAGCAATTACTGCTTAAGCAACATCTGCTCAAGCAACAGCTGCCTAGGCAGCCAGCTACGGAGGGCGATTGGCGCGCCGTCCATAGCTGTCGATTGGACACCTTGGTTGGACACCTGCTATTGGACACCTGGCTGGACATTCGATAGTTGTAAATCGCGCGATTCCTACACCCTAGCATCAAAAAGGGTGAAGCATACCGCGTGCCATTTAATGCTACAACATTAGGGGAAACCTGAAAAGTGATAAGCAAGCATTGCGGAACTAGACTAATCCGGCTCAGCCGCGATACAGAACCATTGATCCACCTATGGCGCTGTCCGGTGTGCCACCAATACTTTCGTCAACGCAGGCGGCTAAGCCGCCAGAAGGGAAGGCAGAATGCCTAAGATCATTGCTCTATCCCCACAACTCCGCCGACAGCTAGAGCTTCGCGCCAGCGCGCGCCGCTTCGCAGACCATGTCCGCTTTCTAGGCGAACCGCAGCCACTCCCCGCTGTGACCCGCCTCAATCTGCGCGACAGCGCCGAACTTCGCGAGTACCACAGCTGGCTTCGCGCCTTCGGCCTCTCCGAGGACCACGGCAAGTGGCAAGTAGCTACCCCCCCGGAGGCAGCATGAGCTGGCAACACTACCCCGATGCCATGCCGGGCGAAAGCAGCTTCGAACTCTGGACTGCCGACGATCTATGCACCGGCCTAGTTACCAACTACCCCGACGAAGCTGGCGACAACTACGAAGCCTGCGCTATCCTAGCCAGCGGCGCGCCCCTCGAGCTGGGGCGCTACGCGACCGCCGATGAAGCCAAAGCTGTCATCGAAAACTACTGGACGCGGCGAGCCGCGAAGAAAGGGAGCTGAAAATGACCTACTGTGTAACCAACTTCAAGACCAAGAAGGCGCTTCGCGTGGCGCTTGCCGCTGGCCAGCAGATCGCCGTCTATCAGCCGGGACCCTACGGGCCAGACGTCAAGGACGGTCCCTGCGCGCTCGAAGGACCTCACTACCCCGCGCCTCATAGCTGGTACGCCAGTTGCCGAGTCCAGAACGGCTGCATCGTCCCAGGGAGTTTGAAATGACTAAACAAGACCTAGTACTAGAGCACAGCAAGATAGTAGAGTTCCTCGGCTGGGCGCTTCGCCACAGCCAAGAATGCGACAAAGCTTGGTATACGGAGCACTCTACTCTCACGGCGTGCATAGAGGACGCGCTCAAACAAGCCTACAGGCTGCTAGCCGACGCTGCACAAATCGGCGAAGGACCCTGCTAATGAAACAGCGCTCCCCCGGTCCAAGCTGGAGCGAAATGCCCGGCATTCTAGGCTACTTCCTCGGCTGCGTCCTCGCCAGCGCGGCCACGCTAGGCGCGGTCCTAGCCGTGTTGATCGCAGTAGTGTGGTTCATCTGGACAATAGTGCTGCACTAAGGCGGCCAACTGAGGCCTCGCGTGCGGGGCCTTGGTGGGCTATCCTGCCCTTAACTGGAGCAATAGAATGAAACAAAAGCAACTTGCCAACTCTCGCGGCTGGCAAATGTCCACCAACGAGCTGAAGCTGGCAATGGGCCTCGAGCCAGGCCGCGATTGGCCACCCAAAGGCATGACTGGGCGCGTCCAAGGCAGCGTGGTAGTAGTACTGCCCAAGAACGTCCACCGTCGCCGCCACCGTGCTTTCGTAGAGTGCGCGATCTGCGCGCGAATGATCCCAGCTGGCCGCATCTACCAACACTACACCGTCCACGGAGAAGCAGAATGACCGAAGCTGACGAACTGCGCGCCAAGCTAGCGCTGCTCGAGCGCCAGGACGCCGACCGCCGGCGCGACCGGGACGTAGCATTCCACAAGTACCTGCGCACCACCCCCCTAGAGTGGCGCGCTACCCCTTCGATCTACAACGAGTGGACCAACGGCAACACTCCCATCCATGGCTGTCGGATAGAGTGCCGCATCCCTGAAGCTGGCAAAGAGCAATGGCCCGACTTCGCCACCAACGACTGGTTCAACTGGCAAGGGATGTTCTACTATCGTACCAGCGAAAACATCCTCTACCACAAGGGCGGCGGAATGCGCGTCTTGGACGACCCTCGCCTATGCAACGACACCGAATGGGCAGGGCTGCTCGCTGGCCTAATCCCAGCCAAGTTCAGGAAGCTAAAATGAGGAGGTCCCAATGACCTATGATCGCAGCTCCAAGTACCCTGCCCAAATGTTCGACCTGCTAGAGGCTGTAGCTGGCGGCGCAGCTGTCGAAGTCGAATGCGCCGACGCCGCCGAAGCCAAAAGCGAGCGCAAGCACTGGTATAGCTTTATCTCCCTGCTTCGGCGCGAAAAACACCCTGCAGCTCTCTACGCTGACCGAGTAGTTATCCGTACTGAAGCCAATCGCATCATCTGGGAGCCGCGCATAGGCGGCCGCATGGCGCGGATAGCCAGCGAAGCCCTGGCCAAGATCGGCAAGGCCACGCCCACCGCGCCCAGCAACGCCCTTCAGGACTTAGTTGACAAGACCAAAGAGCTACAGAAGGCTGCCAAGGACAAGGCTGCCGCCTACCTGGGAAAGGACAAGGAATGAGCATCGCCAACAAGGAAGCTATCGCCAAGGCGATCATCCATATGGAAGATGACCCGCGCTGCAAAGTCGCCCGCGAAGCCATTACCGCGCTCTTTAGCGCGCTCGAGCTATCACCCGAGGAAGGAGAAAACATCCTAGCTTACTTGCTAGGTGTCAGCTTGGGAATGCGTCAAGTTAGTATCCCAAACTCCACGCCAATTGGCGTCGTCGCGCTAGTGTGGACCATGACCAACGACGTTATGGACAATGAGGGCGAGAAGCGTCTGTAGCGCGCCGGCCAGCCCAGGCGCCTTCTGGGCGCCTTGGCGGGCAAGTGCCCGGAACAGGAGCAATTAGAATGGACAAAGCAAAGGACAAAGCAATGGACAGAGCAAAGGTAATGATCGCTTGGGAGGAGGCATCAGAGATCTACCGCATCATCGCTATGCCGCTTCGCAGCGGCAAGGTGCTATTCCGCAGCCAGCTACTTTACGCAATGAAGGGGGAGAAAACCATTCCCGAACACTACACCACTTACCATGACCTCGCGCCTGGTATGGACATCAAGCAATTCATTATCGACGCTATCAACACTGGCAACTACGCCTCCCTCTACGACAACGACCTCCAGCAGCTCGACGCCGAAGAGGACTGCAACGTAGCATTCAAGGTAGCCAACTATGCCAAGGAGGTTTGGAAATGACCGACAAACTCGACCTGTCGCGCTACGAGGGCCATACGCCGGGACCGTGGCGCCTTGACGTCGTCCGTAGCAATATGATTCTTTCCAGTAGCGAAGCCCGAGCCAGTTCTGCTCTCGCTACAGACGCCCCGCTCCTGCTCGCCGAGGTCAAGCGCCTCCAGCAGGCCCTTGGCGAATGCTCTGGCGCGCTGGAAACGCAGGAGAAGGAAACCGCCGCTCTGCGCGCCGAGTTGAAAGCGGAGAAGGCGCGGCTGGATTGGTGCGAGAGGCAATGGCCCAGTGGGCTGCATCTTGAATGCTGCGCCATCAATTCCGGCTTAACGGTGCATGGATTACATCCAGCAGCGACCGTTTATGTCGGAGGCGAAAAGTACGAGGGTGCAACGTTGCGCGCCGCCATTGACGCGGCAAGGGAGAAGTCATGAGCCTATTTCCTGAATTTGACCGGATGGAGGATGCCTATAAGGCGGCTTGGAGGTGGTGGCCATGACCGGCGAAGACCCTGGATTGTTAATCCTGATAGCCGCCACCCTAGCCACAGCCCTAGTGCCAGTAGCTGTGATAGTCTGGCTATGGCTTCGGGAAGAAGACGCTAGGAAGTAGGCATGGCTACATATCTTCGCCGCTCGAGCGCCTTGGAAGTGGCGAGGGCAATCGTCCGCGTACAGCACGGCTGGAGGGTGCTGTACGGCGGATGCTTGCTGGAAGGCGTTTATCCAACTAAACGCCTTGCAATCAAGCATCTGCAAGACCTGAAGCGGAGCGCGAAGCGCTCCAAGGAGTAGATAATATGTCAAGACCCAAAGCAGCAGAAACTCAGATCCAAATAAACGTCCGCATCCCCCTTACCCTAAAGCAGAAGCTGGACGTTATGCTCTGGAGCAACGCCGAGGAAAGAGTGCCCTACGGGGCTTATACGCTGCTGATAGAGCACCTGCTCCGTCAGTGGCTTTTGCAACAGGGGCTACGGCCCTAACAATGGAGAAGTAGAATGAACCAAAGAGATACTCGCGCTGTAGAGCGCCTAGCTAACACGCTGGAAGACGTCAAGGCTGAACTGGCTGGCCTAGCCCAAGAAAGCTTCGACCTCTTCGACTCCCTGAGCGAGGAGCGCCAACAATCCGAATACGGCCAAAAGCTGAAGCAAGAAGCCAAAGCCCTCGAGAGCGCTGTTAGCGAGCTGGACGACTGCTTCGACGAGCTGGAGAAGCTTTGGATGGCTGGCGAAACCAGCCAAGGAGAAACCGCATGAAGATTCTCGACAAACGCTTTCGCTACATCAACGCCCTGGAGACCGACATTAGGCTTACCTTCGCGAAGGTCCGTGCTAGGCAGCGCCTCGAGCGCGACTGGGACGAGGCCCTAGCCGAGGACAGCCGCCGCAGCGCGCCCCGCGCACCAAAGGAGAAAGCAGCATGACAGAGATTGGCACTGAAGTCTTTCACAAGATCCTAATGGCAGGGCTGCGCGACGCCAACGAGA